CTGTTGCCTTCCAACAATAGAATCCGTCCTCGTCTGAATATCCTCTGTATCGTATCTCCATATCAATCGTAATCTCTGTTTCGCAATCATCACAACTAAACATTTGTGTAGTTTCTAAAGTCATTGTTTTTTCCTTTCGTTTTATTATTAGTTTATACTAATAAGTTTTATTTAAGTTCCCATTATTTTTTATTTAATATATCCAAAGCTAGTTTAATGCTTAGGTTAGTGTACAAAAGAGATATATTGTGAAATTGTTCTGCTTCTCTAGTCGTACGCATAGCGTTCTTTAGATATTTTTTTAGGTATTTTACGTCTTGTTTACTCATTCTAAGCTCCTTTCATTTTATTAGCTTGTTTAATACCCTCGATAATTCCTTTAGCCCAATAATAGCACTCTTTTTTAGTTCCTCTGTACGATATGTCTATACATCCACCACCTTCGTTGCATATCTGCTCTATTCTATACCCACCATACGCCTTCGATATATAAAAAGTTCCTACATTAGCCTTTAACTTTCCATTTAAAAATCTGTTAGGTTTTTTATCATAGCCTAATAGTTCGTTAATAGTATCTATCTTATATTGTAAGTTTGTATTTGTTATTCTCATTGTTTGAGTTCCTTTCTTTGTATAGTTATACGATTGAGTTTTTAAAAAGTTCCAAAGTTTTTAATAATTAAATTCATTTTCTATAAATCTAAAATCTTTTACTCTGGTTATCATATCCGTAATCTCTTGTTTTTTATAGCCATTTATATTGTGCTTTAGTTCGATTAATAAAATTTCTAAATCGTCGTAAAGTTTTAGGCTTAATTCGTGCTTTTTTTGCAAACGCTCGGCTTTATCTTTTAATTTGCTTTCTATGTTTTGCATGGTGTTTTTTCCTTTCTTTTTAAGGGGGGCAATAAATACCCCCCCTATTTTTAGTTTACTTTTCGAAGGTTACGAACCTAACGAAAGTTGTTTTAGTACTAGCCTCTACTTCTTTAATATAATACGAAGTGTCCCTGTAAATAGATTCATCCTTGCTTACGTAGCGTTCCTTAAGGCTATCTAGTGTAACCAATTCATCATACTCAAGTTCATGTTCATTTATACTTACAAATACGCGTCCTTCATATTCTGTTATTGTAACGTCGGCACCATTAGAGCATCGAACCTCTAAAGCTCTTTTATTGTCATCGTCTAAAGGTATCGTATCTAAATTTACATTGGGGTGGCTCTCCGTGTTTATACTTGGAAAGTCTATATTTAATTTTAGTGTTTTTTGTTTTTTCATTTTTTTTGTCCTTTTGTTTGATAAAAAATATACCCTTAATATGCTGTATAAATAAAAAAGTTCCAAAAAAAATAAATTAATTTTGTTTAGTGGGGTGTGTATGCTCTATATATAGAATAAATATATTTAAAAGGGTTGTGTATCGTTCGTGTACATTTACAGGTATTATTAGCCTACTATCTACGTGAACGGCACCTAAAAAACTACTATTTACGTGAATATTACCTTAAAATTTTAAGTATTTACGTGAATCTACATTAAAAATTAATGTAAAGTAGACGTATCGTTGCCCAACTACCTACGTGAATGGTCTATAAAAAATATCTACGTGAATTATTTACGTGAATTCAGATTTAAAATATATTAAAAATAAAAAAAGAAACCCCCGATTGCTCGGGGGCTCTTTTACTTACTGTTACTGTACCATCTGTGTTGCTAAATCCCATGCTCGTTGCTTTTGACGGGCTCGGCTACCGATGACGTTGGTACCCATATCTCTCGATTTTTGGTTACCCTCATGGTTGTCGCACCAATCGGTTACAGCTGAGAAGGCTGACCATACAGTTTCGCCTCTCTCGTTCTGTCCCTTACCGTACTGGTAGGATTCAAACAACTGGTTGAGTTGGTTCTCATGCTTGCCGGAGTACATCGGGTCGGAATCGTATTCCTTACCGTTGATTTTGCGTACTCTTGATTTCTTCTCGGCTCCAAGCGTGTGAGCAAAGAATTTCTCCAAGCGTTGCTGTCCTACAAAAGAGGTATCGTTCATTTTCTCGGCCAAAGAATAGTATTCTTTAATCAAATCAGAAGCCGAACGAATACCCTGCTCATAATCCTGAATCTTAATATCAGCATTACGGGTATGCTTAGCCTTGAAAAGAAGCTCACTAGCGCTGTTAAGCATGAAAGTGTTTTCGCACCATGTATCGGTTAATTTAACCGTGCTTTTCATGGCCAACGAACCATCATGGCTTGAACCAATCCACATCTTAGGAACTAGGTTAGTACCGTCAAATTCGAGCGTTGGCAAATCAGCGTGTTCAAGCTCGATAAATAACCAACGGTTATTCTTCATTTCACCTGAACCAGTGAGCTTGTAACCACACTTGATTAATTCGTGTGCTACAGACTCAATTTGTTCCATAGTTATTATTGCTGTAGTACGTGGTGCTACGTGCAATATTTCAGGTTCTGTTGATGTACCATCTTTTCTAGTACGGTTCATAGCATGAAAGCCAGTGACCTCAACTAACGAACCGTTGCTATCCTTGATATAAACCGGTACCGAATCAACCGTATGCTTGAAAATATCCATAGCTGGTACGGGCTGTTCAATAACTGGCTCAATAATCTCGGGTTCCGGTTCCGGGTCTTGGCCTTTCATTATCTCTAATGCAAGCCTTTGCAAGCCCTCGTTTGATACTGATTCACCGTTAGTAAGATTAGGTACTATTTCGTCTAAATAACTCATAATATGTTTATCCTTTTTTTAGTTGTGATTGAGTAAGTTTTATTGACCGCTGTCCCTCGGGACGGCCTCAATACCACTGACCACCAACGGGCGTACCGAGGGGGTCAAATGATAATCAAATTGTCAAAGAGCGTACTGCTCTTTGCTACGCTGAGAATCCAAGAAAGTTCCAAGAAAAGTAAAAAAAAATTATTTGTCGACGAGAAAAAAGTTTACCGTTGCTCTACTTTCTACCTGAATTTTTAACGTAAAAGAAGCTGAACCGTAATTCTCAACCTAACTTTTCTAACCTGAAATCCTAACGAGGGGGGCCGGGTGCAGAATAAAAGAAAGGCACACATAAAAATATTATTTTTTAAAAATTTTAGAGATTTTAGGTAGCGCCGGGCGCAAGCTCTTTGGGAGAGCGCGCCGGCTATAGTAAAGAGAAAGCAGCGGTGCAAACAAAGGAGGACTATGTAACCGAGGTAGGATATACAGCACCGCCGCTAAAATATTAATACTGCGCTAATATTATAATATTATAATATTAATATATTAAAATATAATATATTAAATATTAATATATTAATATATTAATAATATTATACATTCGCTTCAACCGACAATGAAATTTATTAGTTTTTACCTATATCTGTCAACACCTTTTTTCTTGTATACCAATTTATCTGTTTTTATATTTACTGCATGGAATCTAACGCACCAAAAGGTATTTTTGATATAGCACCAGCGATTGATGAACTGAAGTCATTGACCAGCAAGTTCAAGGAGACTGGGGACTTTCATTACATGACAGAGATACTGCTCATCATTGAAGAGATTGAGCTGCCTCTGCTTATAGATACGTTTGACCCCGAGTTCACCGCAGAGGCTTAAAATGTACATCAAGACCATTAAGGGCGTTGATTACCATTTGTACAAAGATGAGGACGAGTTTCGTAAGCACCACTTAAAAGAAGACATCAATGAGGACTGGAGAACAGCAGAGGAAGGCGAATGGGTCAGAAGCGATGATGGACAGGTATTGACCATTTTAAAGAAAGCATTGATGTACAACGATAAGAAAGGCAAGCGTACCTACTACGTAAGGACATTACTAGGTACATCCTTTGCCACAGAAGACCATCAGCTTACTGGAGACCCACCAAAGGACATCTATACCTTCAAGAAGTACAACGAAAGCCGTTTTATCACAACCAGAGAAAGATTGTTCGCTAAAATGGTAGCACTGGGTAGGGAGCCAGTAGAAGCGTATTTGAATGTCTACAAGACCAATAACAGGGATTATGCTCATAAACGTACAAAAGTATTATTGAAACAAAAGAAGATAAGGACACTTGTGAACAAAGAAGTAGAAGAATTGATGAACGACCTTGGTATTACCAAGACGTATCTATTAGAACAAGCGAAAGAAGTAGTAGATAAGACCGATGCACGAGATGCAGATAAGTTGCGCGCACTTGAGACATTAATGAAGATTTCGGGTCTATTATCAACAGAAAAGAAAACAGACTCAGTTGCACTGATACAGGAGTTCACTGGTTTCTCACGCGATAAGTTAAAAGCGTTTGAAGCAGGGACACTACCGGCACCGTCAGAATGATATGGCCGTATCCTGTTTGGGCCCGCTGGGGCAATAGAGTCTACCACATACAGGTAACAAGGAGATAACTATGCCTTATCACTACGGAAAAAAGAAAGCCGGAGCAAAGAAAAAGAAGAAAAAGATGATGGGTGGCGGAATGGTTAAGCGTAAGAAGATGATGAAGGGCGGGATGGTTAAAAAGAAAAAAAGATAACTATGGCCCGTAAATTTAAAAAAGTAGCAAAAACCAAAAGGGGCGTCCCTAAGAAATATGTTAGGGGTGCCAAGAATCCATCCAAAGTAGAATCAGAGATAATTGAAACAAGAAAGCTTTATGCTGCTGGTAAACTCACACCAGCCATGATGGATAGGATATCAAAAGAGAGGAGTCAAAGTGCCAGCAAGAAAAAGAAGCGCACCAAAAAGAAAAAGCGCAGGTAGTTCAAAAGCTGCTGTAATCAATAAATACTCTAAAAGTTCAGGGATAGCGAAGTCTACCCTGTCCAAGGTGTACTCCAGAGGATTGGGGGCGTACTATTCGAGTGGTTCGAGGCCCGGCACAAGCGCCCACGCTTGGGCTGCGGGACGTGTTCGTAGCTTTGCCACTGGTAAAGGTGGGGCACGTAAAGCAGATGCAGACCTTATACGTGGTGGTAAAAAGAAGACTACCCGTAAAAAGACCACGAGGAAAAGATGAGAAAGAAAGACCCACGATTAGCTAGAGCTGGTGTAAGTGGATTCAATAAACCCAAACGAACACCAAACCATCCGAAGAAAAGTCATATCGTAGTTGCTAAAGAAGGCAACAAGATAAAGACCATTCGCTTTGGACAGCAAGGTGCAAAGACAGCAGGTAAACCTAAAGCAGGGGAATCACGCAGAACAAAGATGAAGCGTAAGTCATTCAAGGCTAGGCATAGAAAGAACATTGCAAAAGGTAAGATGTCCGCAGCCTATTGGGCAGATAAGGTCAAATGGTAATGGCTAGAAATAGAAACAGAAGAGTACAGCTTAAAATATCAAAACTACTTAGCGAAGGTAAACCTATGAAACAGGCTGTCGCGATGGCGTTAAAAATGGAAGAAGAAGGTAGAC